TATATCGAGCAGACAATGAGTCGTACAAGTTGTCTTCCATCGCTTCTTCAGTGACGGAGAAACCCATTGCAACGGTCTCATGGTTGTATCGAGCAGTATAATGCTCTTGTGCGTTATCATACGAAATCGATGCACCTTCTGCTTTCACAGGAGCAGCACCAAACCCACTTAGTTTGACTTCTTCTTCAAAGCTTCTGTCTGAAGTTTCTGTCTCATAAATTTCAGTGTGTTCATTTTCGTATTTGTCGTATTCCAAGCCGTACAATGCGTTTAGCCCGGGAAGTAGCTCTTTAAGGAGCTGTGCGCGTGAAATAGCCATTAATCAGTCTCCTTACGCTTGACCTTTGTCCACAGTCATCGAGTGATAACTGGGGGCAAATTTGACTAGAATGTCTGGAAAAGAATCTGTTGGATCTGATACAAAACCTACAACTTTAAAAGCTTTAGTAGCTGAAGTTGCGTCTGCATCCATTGCCGTATTAGAGTTTCCAGTCGCGGTGCTACCTGTAGAAGAAGATTGCACTGCTGCGAATGTAGTACACATGCCTAAGTCAGACTGGGTCATAGCCGCATCTGCCTGTGCCTGAAATAATACATTTGCATCATCAACAACCAAAGCTTTGGCGTTGAGTTTACCTGAAGGGTAATAGTTCGAATGAACTGTTTGACCTTCGTCATTGGTGTATGAACATCCAACAAAAACACCAATAGCACCAATGCCATTACCGCCTAAGTTGTTTGTTGTTGCGTCAGCACCTGAAGCGGTACTAATCGCAATATACCCATCCGTCCCGATTATGACGACTTGACCATTAAAAATATTGGTCGCCTCGCCCGCAGGATCGATCAGGTATTCAGTAGTTGCCCCTGCATAGGGCATGCCATCAGCGCGTTTTACCGGCTTCAAGCCTTGGGGAGCTGCTGTACTAGCCATTTGCTCTTCCTCCTAACCAAATTAATATTAAGAAAGCTCCCTAGAAGTTCAATTGAACTTTTTAGTTACTTTCCAAACGATGTTCGCGTGGAACGCTCAGGATTCAACACTGGCATACGAGGATCGTTTTCTCTCATAAAATTACGATCTACCGCATCCTGTGCGTGTTGAGCCTGTTCGAGTTGAACCTCGACACGTTCTTCAGCAATTTCTGCAGGTATACTACATAAAAGCAGTCCACCTACTTCCACGTTGTCTTTAAATCGAGAATCGATGTCAGACACAACGGTTAACTCAGGAACATCTGAAGCCTTGACTGGCGTATAGCCTTCACGAAATCGAGCCGAAACATTAGTATTGTCGCTATTACCCAAAGTTGCTGTGCGAATCCAACGGAAGTGTAATCCATCCCTTGGTTCGGGGGTAGGTAGCGCAGATGGTCGAGACCATCCTTTTTTACGAACTGTTTTTTCTCTAGTTTCTGTAGTGCGTGGAGTTCTATCAGTCATATCAGTTTTCCTTCATTAGTTGCGCGGCATACTGTTCAGCAGTTAGTCCAAGCCGTTTCGCGAGAGCGGCTGCAGACGGAGTTAACTTCACTTTGCGTGGTTTTTTAGACGTTCTGGACGTAGGGGCTACCACGGCTCCTGTTCGGGGTTGCTGTGATGTAGTCTCCTCTACTGCAACACCGAATTTATCTGGGAACGCTTCCATCATGGCAGCGTCTATTCGATCATAGTACTCTTTTGAATTTAAAACAACACCTTCTGCTTGCAATTCTGTGTGTACACCCATTGCGAAACCAGTTAAGGCTTTGTCCCCCTTAGAATTTCCCTCAAACCAAGGGTTGTTTTTCCACCATTCCATAGCTTGAGGTGGAGGCTGTTGTTTCTGCTGTTGTTGATTGGGCGAAAACTCTTCAGCCTGTTTTCTTTTGGGAGGAGTATAGTTATCGTATCTAAACTTCTCATTTTGAAGATTTGTCAGGTTTTCCTGTGCATCGATAAGAGCATCAGTATCTCCCGTTTCATGAGCCTCTTTAAGCTTTACTTTTGCATTGGCAATCTGCGAGTCAATCCTGCCTTTTGCCTGATCAACAAGAACACCCTCGCTTTTCTCAAGAGTTTCTTTAAGCTTATCGTTCTCTTCTTTAACTCTTTGAGCGTAGCTTACTGCCTCTTCTTTTAGTTTAGCAGCTTCTTCTTTAGCTCGCCTCTCTTCATGAAATTCCCATTTCATTTTCTTCAGGCGCTTTTGAACGCCCTCGCTATAAGATTCTAGCTCTTCATCATTGGGAATGTCAGGCTCTGCACCTTCCGCTCTTCTTGCTCTACCCTTGTCTTCTTCAGGGGTATCGTCAACGATTTCGACCTCTACTTCAGAAGAAGTTTCTTCTTCCTTCTCCACCGCATCAATATCTTGTGTTTCGGTAGCATCAAAATCAATATCTTGTTCTGCAGCTTTATTCATGCTCTTGTATACCCCCTTGGATCATCAACGACACCCTCTACGGTATCATCATTTATAAGACGAAACTCCTTGCCCGCTACTTTAAATCTAGTGCCTGAGTACGATCTGAAAATAACAAAATCACCCTCTTTGCACCAAGCCCCGTTAGGAAATCTTTCCTTGTCGGAATAAGCATCTGGCCCTGACTTAATAACAAAACCAATAATTGAAGCTGTTGATTCGTCTTTGACAAGTCCATCAGGCATGATTACTCCGCCCTGTGTCTTCTCATCGATCTCTGGAAGTGCTATCAGAAGTCTGTACCCCGTAGGCTCTGGTAGCTTTGCGTGAAGGTCATCCCCTACCTTCGTATTATCGACTTTAATTGTCGCAACCATATTGCACCCGTTTGCAGTGATTTAAAGGTTCACCGTTACCTTGCGCGGATTATCCGCGAATAATCAGAACTTAACTAAAAAGTTTTTAGCTTTCAATATATCTTTTTTCAATTTCTGATAAATCTTCTTCTATAATCCTAAAAGCTTCGTACTTTCCTGTTAGCTTGACGTAATCTTCTTGCGTTTTAGCACCGCCCTCAGCAAGAAAAAGTTCAATTGAACTTTTATATTCAGCTATCTTGCCTTTTATTACTAGAATTAATGGATCAGTCACTAGATTTATCAAGCTCTCTGGCTATTTCTAATCCTAGCTTTGTTCCCTCGCGTTTATCTTTACGCTGCTCTTTATCTAGCTCTGTTGCAATCCTAGCACCAATAGATGCACCTGCACGTTTGTTCTCAGACTTAATTCTTTCAGCCTGTAGGTCCAAGTTACCGATCTTAGTTGTTGCATCAAGGTCAAGACTTGCCCTATCCATTTCCATTTTATGCTTAAGCTCTTGCTCTTTGATTGCAAGCTCTCGCTGTTGGATCTGTGTAAGTGGGTCTTGTGCTTGCTCTTGTGCTTGTTGCTGTGCAACCTCTGCTTGATTTTTTCCGAGCAACTTCTGAGCTGCGTCTGCCGCAAGACGAGAGATCTCTTCTTCTGTATCTTCTGGAAGCGGTTGATCTTCGCTTGGCATCTCCACACCTAGCTGTAGCTGTATCTCTTTGCGATATTGATAGGCAACGTGTTCGGTTATGTGTGATGACATTGCGCTCTGTATGGCTCCTGCAAAGGGAGACTGACCCACGATTTGTTGTATTTTTGGATCTTGCATTGCCGCCATATGCACTTGGATGTGTGCCTCGTGATCCTGATACATAAACGCTTTGACAGGCTCTTGCTTCAAAATAGCCATGTTTTCTGAAACTGGATCTTTTGGTTTGATGTCTTCTGGAAGCTTAATGATGTCGGCTGCTTCACTAATTCCCAGAACTTCTAGCATTTGCCTGTGTAGTTTGCCCATGTCGTACAGTTGCGGTGCTTGCTGTGCAAGCTGAAGTGCCGCCTGATACTGCATCACCCTTTGTGACATTGTTGCTGCATTCGGATCTGAAACGGGAATAACATCAATACGACCATCAAAGTCTTCTGTTCTGTTAAACTCACCTTCAATCTCATAGGAATACTCTGAAGCCATATTGTCGTGAATTATTTTAGCGAGTATTCTTAGTTCCTGCTTAAGTGCAGCATGTAATCTTGCTTGTACCCCAGACATCACCTTCATGGATCTCTCCATGAGGGCTAGGGTTGTTCCTACTGGAGCCTGTGGATTTGTATCTCCTACCTGTACATCGGCAACAGAACCTATTCTGCGCCCTTCTTCAACGATATTTCCGAGTAGCGAGTAGAGTACGCTTGATGGCTCTTTGTAAGGGATAAATGTAATTGAGTCGCGTATAGCACCACCCGGTACATCCACATCCCTGAACTCACCCGGCATGAGAGGCGCATCATCGCCTTTGATACGGAGACCGCGAGCTTTAAGACCTGCAGGTAAATTCGATAGCGTACCCGCATCAATAAGTTGTCGAAGTATTGAGGTGGCTGATTTCGCCAAGCCTCCAATGAGGTGAATAAGTCCTGTGCCGTAAAATCCCAAGCCCGGTAGGTATCGGTAATGTACGAAATGCATACGTTTCTTTTTCTTTTCATCGTCCTCGTACCAGTTCCTTCTGATAGATAATACTTCTCTTGATGACTTATCGATTGTAATCACATAAGGCCGAGCAATCCCATCAGGGTCATCAAACTCTTCTGGCATGTTCATATCGACATGCATCTCCAGAATTGTATGGCGGTCATCATCATCAATGACCGCCTCTTCGCCATCCAACTCATCGTACTTTTGCTTAATATCAGAGTAGTCTGGTTCAGGGTCTGGAAGATCTACATCACGGTAGAAGCCGTTTACCTGTAGCTGTAGAACCTCATTCGATGTTTTTTTCATCACATGCGTATATCTTGGGCATGTTTTTAAATCTGATGCCCCGTAAGACACAACGAAATCCTCTGATGGAACGAACATAGAACATGGTCTTTCCATCAATGGATCGTAATAAACTTTCTTAAATGCAGAACCTGCAATAGGGAGCTTGAATAGCATCTGCTCCATCTCATCGCGGTACTCAGACATTTCTTCGGTAAGCAAATAGTTCATCTCGTTCTCTACACGAAATGCCTGATCTTTCTTTTCGTTGTCGCTCTTGCCAACAATTTTAGTGCGAACTGGCCCTGAAGCAGGGAATATCTCCCCCATAGCCTGTGCTTGGAAACGGACAACAGCTTCCGTAAGTATCGGGTGAAACACCCCTGAAGCACCCGACCACGGTTGCTGTCTGTCCTCAACCTTCATTCCTAGAAGATCTAATCCCTTGACGTATGCCCTCGCCCAATCTGACCTGCTTTCCTGATCTGACTGAAAGTCAGAAACAAGATCGCTTGCCATTGACTGAAGAACATCCTCATCAATAACCTCTGCAAGGTTTTGATCATGGCCCTCGCTCCCTAAAAGCTCTTCGCTAATGTCTCCTTCAAAATCGATAATGATGCCGCCATCCTCTGTTTCCACAGAAACGGCTTCAGGATTGACTATTTCAACCTGCACTGCCTCTTCCTGATCATCATCCTCTAATTCGAAGGGTGTCATTTGCTTTTCGATTGCCATGATCTGTCCTTTGCAAAAGTTCTTTTGTCAGTATAGCAGAACAATTAATAATATTCTACTGGTCTTCTGTAACTTGGCTCATCGTCCCAATCATCAGTTGGTGATCTAATCCAACCGCCTTGACGGAAACGTATCAATGCTTGTGACATCGAGTCAACATAATCATCGTGATCCCCCGCAGGAAACGAAGCCACCTCTTCCATGACCTCATCTGCAAATCTTGTATCTGGACACCAGACCAAACCGCTCGCAAAAAGATCGGAAACTGCGTTTACACGAGCTATCTTATCCTGTCCTCTAGATGGAGTAAACTCTGTAACAGGTAATCCCATAGCTCTAAGCTCAAATATCAAAGGCGCACCAGACGCTTTTTTCTCCACGACAAGCTGATCTGGCTCATATTCCCAGTATTTATCATAAGCAGCCCTCTTGAGTTCTGGAAACTCTAGCTTTTCTTTGTATGCGTCTAGCATAATTAGATTAGGAGCCATCTGTCCTGTGTCATCTGGGTGATAAAAGATACCCCATGTCGTTACAGCACTGTAGTCAGAGCGCTCTGTCTTCAAAAACGCAGTATCCCACGACTGAATAATTGCTTCACAAGCAGGTGGGTGGCTTTTTTCCCAATTTCTCCACCATTCTCGCTTAATTAGCGCCCCTTCTTCCGATGTGGGGTCTTGTTGGTACTGTGCAGACCACTTCCCAACAGGAATTTCGGCCTTAATCGCCTCTAGCTCGTCCTGTTTCCAAAACTCAGGCCATAATGGTTGGCCCGAAGGCATAAGTGCAGGGAACTCTATGACTTCCCATTCGTCAGAACCTATCCTCTCAGCAGATTTATTCACAATCTGTCCAGTTAGATCCCTTTTTGACCATCTGGTCATCACAATGATGATCGCCCCTCCGGGCTGTAGACGCTGTCTGGGGCCAGATGTATACCATTCGTAGACCCTGTCGTACACTTCGGGGTTAAACTGCCCCTGTTGGGCGTCCTGTTCGCTGTGAGGGTCATCTATGATCAATAGATCCGCACCTTTACCCGTTACTGCACCGCCAACACCAATCGCGAAGTAGTCACCTCGCTTGTTTGTGTTCCAACGACCCGCAGCTTTTGAGTCTGACGATAGATCTATTCCCTGAAACACCTTCTTGAAGTCTTCGCCCTGTATCAGGTTCCTGA